CCCAGGAACAAAATTCTAACATCAACACGGATTCAGGTATTACAGATACTTGTATTACCGATTCTAGTAACACTAAATATAGTTTTGATGCTGATATACAACAGCTGATGCATTTAATTGTGCACACATTTTACAGTAATCGTGATATTTTTTTGAGAGAATTGATATCAAATTCTTCAGATGCTTTAGACAAGATACGATATACTGATTTAAAAAATAATAGTTCAAATGACTCAAATTATGAAATTAAAATAAATATAGATAAAGAACTTGGAATGTTAAGAATCGAAGATACTGGGGTAGGAATGTCTAAGGAAGATTTATTAAATAATTTAGGCATGATTGCAAGATCAGGAACTAAAAATTTTACAAAAGCTTTGGAAAATAAGACTGATATGAATTTAATAGGACAATTTGGTGTTGGATTCTATTCGGTTTTTTTGGTTGCCGAAAAAGTGATTGTTCACAGTAAGAAAAATGGTGAGGATGCTTATCTATGGGAAAGTGACGGAAGTGGAAGTTATTTTTTAAGTAAAGAGGATAAAATTTCCAGAGGTACAAGCATAGAATTATATATAAAGGATGATGCTTTAGAATATTTGGATGAATCCAAAGTTAGAGATATAATAAAACAACATTCTCAATATATTACGTATCCATTGAATTTATTAGTCACAAAAACAAGAGAAATAGAGGTAGAAGAAAACACCAGTGATGAAACTATAGAGAATTCAACAAGTGAACGTCCAGATGAAACCTTAGAAAATAATGCTAATTTAAATTCGGCTGAAACTACCGTATGTGAAGATGCTAGTAATGACGGGGATGTTACTATAAATCAAGAGACATCTGAAGATAAACCTAAAAATACTATAACAGAGTCTTATGAGGAATGGGAAAAACTAAATGAACAGCAACCTATATGGATCAGAAATTCAGATGACGTAAAATTAGAAGAGTATAACGCATTTTATAAAAATCTTACAAATGACTATGACGATTGTTTAAGATATAAACATTTTACGGTAGAGGGACAGATAGATGTTAAAGGGTTACTATTTATACCAAAAAGGGCCCCTACGGATATGTTTCAAAATACAACCAAAAAAAATAAAATCAAATTATATGTAAGAAGAGTTTTTATTACGGACGAGTGTGAAAATTTAGTGCCTGATTACATGAGTTTTGTAAGTGGATTAATAGATTCAAATGACTTACCACTTACAGTTTCTAGAGAAATGTTACAACAGGATAAAAATATTAAATTAATTAAAAAGTCTATAACTAAACAAGTGTTAAATTCATTAGATTCTCTCGCAGGCACGGAAGATTATTCAACATTTTATAAAGAGTTTTCTAAGAATATTAAATTAGGGGTGCACGAAGATGAATCTAATCGTCCCAAATTGACTAAATTATTGAGATTTAATAGCACATTATCGCGGGATAAACTAATAAGTTTAGATACGTATATTTCTAATATGAAAGAAAACCAACCTGGGATATATTATATTACAGGGGAAAATATTAATATTGTCGAGCATTCCCCGTTTTTAGAAAAATTGAAAAATAAAGATTTTGAGGTTTTATTTATGACAGATCCCATAGACGAGTATGTTTTACAATATTTGAAAGACTATGAAGGGAAAAAATTATTATCTGTTACTAAGGTTAATCTAGAATTAGGCGATTCGGAGGATACTAAAAAAGAATTAAAAAAGGTATCAGAAGAATTTGAACCCTTGTGTGCAAAAATAAAAGAAGTATTGAAAACAAATGTGGAAGATGTTCTTATATCAAATAGAATTATAGACGCGCCTTGTTGTCTAGTTACAGCAGAGTACGGTTGGTCTGCTAATATGGAAAGAATAATGAAAGCACAAACATTAGCTAATGACCAGATGTCACAATTTATGATGCCAAAAAAAACTTTAGAATTAAACCCAAATAATAATATGATTAAACAGCTGAATAATTTAGTTAATTTGGGAAATAGTTCCGATAATCTACTTGATTATTATATCAATATCTTATACAGTTCATCTATATTAGATTCGGGATTTTCTTTGGAAAACCCCAGGCAATTTTCGGAAAATATATATAAAATGTTAGATGGTTCGTTACAAAATATGATGTCGAATAAGGAAAATATATCAAACGAGCAATCATCTAGTCCATTAGCTGAATCAGTAGAGTCAGTGTCTAGTCCATTAGCTGAATCAGTAGAGTCAGTGTCTAGTCCATTATCTGAATCAGTAGAGTCAGTGTCTAGTCCATTAGCTGAATCAGTAGAGTCAGTGTCTAGTCCATTAGCTGAATCAGTAGAGTCAGTGTCTAGTTCATTAGCTGAATCAGTAGAGTCAGTGTCTAGCCCATTAGCTGAATCAGTAGAGTCAGTGTCTAGTCCATTAGCTGAATAGATTGGCTCAGAATTAGAAACCACTTTAATTAAATGAAGATCAATGGTATAATCTCATAAAAACAGTTTAAATAAATTAATTTTAATCAATTTATTTAAATATTACTTAAATATTACTTAATTAGAGTATGCCAATCCACCCATACCACTCATAATTCTAAGAACATTGTAATTTGTGGCAAATACTTTAACTTTTGCGCTTACCTTTGCCCCAAAATTTGGATCATCTTTATCAAGTGAAGTATTTTTAATAAAAGTATTGGGAGTTAAATTTAGATTTAATGAAACATTATCTATTCTAGACATATTACAAGTGCCAGACGGTTGGTGTTCCTCTGGCTTTAATCCAAATGAGTATACATTAATACCTACGGATGGAATATTAGTATGATGCTGATAGGGCTGAACAAAGTTAAAATATGAGCCTTCCCTTTCCGCAAATCTATCGTGTCCATTTAATTGTAACTTAGCTTGCTCAACAGGATTATTCGCTTCGGGAGATAGATCCGCATTAAATTCAGCTTCATCAACCAAATTTAACCCAGCGAAGGTATTATCTATTAAACCTCCTCCTAATTCTCCATCCGTATTACCTGTTAAATATTGTCTATCTACATCATCTGTATAATTATTCCATTGATTATTTTGCTCATTCTTTTGTGAAACAACAACCCAAACTAATTCTTTAACAGGATGGTTAAAATTTAATTTTATCTTTGACGCACTCGACGCAACAGTTTCATCACCTGTGTGTTGTAACTGTTCTATTAAATATTCATGTGAAACCTGTGCGAAACGTCTTCGCTCATCTGTATCTAAGTATATATAATCAACCCATAAACTCGCATCTTTCATCGAAACTACGTCTGTTGCCTTCTTATCTCCATTAAGTGCGCAATTCAAAAAAGATTCAAACTCTAAATTAATCTTAACTTCGTGATACTGTAAAGCAATGAGTGGAAGTGCTAATCCAGGATTTTTACAAAACCAAAACTGTAAAGGGATGTATAATGTAGCCTCCGGGGTGCCCGCTCCATCAAATATTAATTTAGGAACATTTCCAACCATTCTTGCATATCCACCCTGTAGACCCGGTGCTTGAGATAATTCGTTCCAAATATGTAACCAATCACCGTAATGCTTATCAATTCTTTGTCCCCCAATTTCTATTTCAGCACTTTTAATCATCTTATGTCCAAGCCAGTTGACCCATTTACTATTCGCAGGTAATTCAGGTATTTTAACCTGTAAATAAACTCTATGGATTAAATCCCCATTTCTAGAAATAGTGCATGTAACCTTACGTCCCCAATCTGGTGTACCATTAAATGTTTGTTCTATAGATTCCATAGAAAAATTTGTATGCCTTCTGTAAACTACTTTAAAAAATGTTATTTGTGGATTACCTGTAAGATAAATATCTTGTGCCCCATAGGCTACTAATTGCATTAAACCACCACCCATTTATAATTATATAATATATGGAGAAAATAATTTTTCGAAAACGCAATTAATTACGTTAATAAATACTTTATTTTATAAATTTAATTAGTTAAAAATGACTCGATATTAAGGTTATTATTAATAAAACCCTTTATATAATCATTAAAATATAGTTCATTTTTATGTATAGTATTTTTATTCTTAATAAACTCGAATTTATTATCTATTAATTTAACTGTCCACCCATCATTAATAGCATTGTATATAAATATCATTTTATGTAATTTAGTGTTGTC